ACGTGGCAGAGCTTCCACCAGCCGCCGCGCTCGTGTTTGATCCATGCCCAGTAGAGGATAAACAGCACGGGGAGGTGCAGCACCAGATAGAGGCCGGCGTAGTGCAGCCAGGTCATAGCGGGTCCAGCGCCTTGAGGGCAGCGTATGCGGTCGGTGATGCCGCGTGCAGCGCGACGAATATCTCAAGGTAGACCGTCTGCACCGCAGCTTTTGCAGCGCCGTCTATCGAGGAAACAACCCGGGGGTCGTTGAGCATGTTTTCCAGCGCGACTTGTGCGGTCGAAATCGCCGTCTGCTTGTCGGTGTCGTTCGCCTCCCCTGCCCTGCGATAGAGCCGGTCAAGGTGAAACAACAGCGTATCCCGGCGAGCCCCAGCCTCTGCCAACAGGCGCTTTTTGATTTCAGCGTCACGGGAAACATCGCGGTCGGCAATCTCTTGCTCTGTTGCAGCGCGGTCGCCAGCTTGCATATCACCCATGTACATGGCGCCGTTAGGTTTGACGTACCACATCAGAAGCTCCTTTCGGCCCACATCTCATAGGCCCAGCTCGCTGCAGTTGCGGCAGTTCCCACACCATTGCTTCTGTCGAAGAAACCAACAGCCAAGCTGGAGCCGGTGACGATGCGCATCGAATTGATGCTCAGGAAGGAAGGCGTGATCAAGCTGCTGTTACTTGCGCCGCCCTGCGCCCATGGGCCCGGTTCGATTTCATCAACTGCGTAGTTTGCCTGCGAAGACAAGCACTTGATGCGGAAGCCGCCTCTGCAGAGAAAGGTGCCGATGTTGTGGCTTCTAGTCACCGATGTTCCGGCACTTGGAAGGGTCGATGTATAGCCGCTAACATACCGGCCCTTGATGGCGTACCAGACGATTGCGGTTACCACACCGCCAGCAACGGTTACCTGTCCAACATAGACGCGGTAAGTCTGGACAGCAGCAGAGCCGTTCCCGACCTTGCCGGACATTTCCTGTGTGTTGAACGTGAACTGCCCGGAAGTGGTCACATCAGCGCCGCCAAAGCGGTAGGTCGGAGCGAGAGTGCCGGAGCCGGTCGTGCAGATGCCGCCAGCCGAGATATCGAGGTAAAGGTACATCGTCCCATTCGTGGACAGGCCGGTCCAAGACGGGTTCGTGATCGAGCCGACCCGGTTTATCTCGCCGTCGCGGTTGTAGCCGTTTGCCGCCGTGGCAATCAGCGTGCCGGTCGCGGTGACGGTCGCGGAGCCAGTCGCGCCGCCGAAGTTTGGCAAGCCGCCAGAGTCAACCGGGCCGGACAGCACCGTCTGGCGAACGTCGGGGTAGAGGTAATTGCGGGGGATGGAGCTGTTATCAGCGCTGAGCAGGCTGTAACTGACGCTGGACAAATCAGCATCGAGCGCGCCGGACAGGTTGACGACGGTGACGGTCGTGATGCCTGCGGCAAATGAACGGTTTGAGACAACGCTGTAGACCGTGCCGCCTGAGTTCGTGCTTTGGAGCTGGCGGTTGATCTGGAAGGTGTTAGTTTGGTCGCCGACCACCGAAAAGCTGGTGGCGCTGATGTAAGTGGGCGCTGCACCGTACAAAACCCACTGGTCGATTGTCGTCGCGGTGTCGCCAATGCCGGAAACATCGTCAAACATGAACAGGGTGACGCCCAGCGCGGATTTGATGATGAATTTCAGCGGAACACCGCCATTGATCCAGACCGGGCCGTTTTCAGGCAGGCCCAGGCTGTCTAGGGTCATCACGACGCCTTGAGCCGTGCCGCCCGTGTCGTCGGTGTAGGTCGTGGCAGGGGTAGAAGTCCCGGCCAGATACGTGCTGATCGTCCCGCCGACCAGCGGATCACCGTTGGCGTCGAGAATCTGGCTATTGCCAACCGGGCTGAAGTAGTACGCCATAGGGCTCCTGGAAATGAAAAAAGCCGCCACGGTTGCCCGGAGCGGCTTAAAATTGCGAAATGTCTGATTACGAAATGTGGGTTTGGATAAAGGCGGGGATCATCTTGGTCATCGTCGTCATCGTCGGCTTCATCAAGGGCCTCACCGGGCGCTAAGGACTGGAGCGGCGCGGTATGTAGCAGGCAGGGCCTGTGCAAGCGCGTTTTCAATTGCTGGGTTTGATGTACCCAGCGCAGCATTACGGGCAAGATTGCTGTTCAGCAGCATATTTGTTGCCCGCCCGCCAGCCATTGCGCCGCCCAGCGCAGCCAACCCACCGACACCCCCAGTAGCGCCGGCCACCGATGCCGCAGCGCCACCCGTGAATATCCGCTGCGCTGCCCCGTGCTGACCCTCCCGAGGCTTCACGAATTGGGCTGCAATGTCTGCCAGCTCCTGCATCTGCGGGTTGTTGATGTTTTTCATGTTGGCAAGACGCGCCACGGACACCTCACCCTCAACGCCGTTTTTCGCCAACTTTTCGAGGTCCAACATGTTCCCGTACTGGGCGCGAGTCTTGGCAAACGCTGCGGCCTCTTGAGGACCAAGGGACCTATCAAGTGCGCCCATCAGAACCTTTTTCAGCTCTGTCGCGTGCCATGCTTCGTTACCAGATCCACGGCTGATGCGGTCCAGCGTTTTCTTGATGTTGTAGGCTGCCTGCCCGTCGATCTGCCCGGTCGCGCCCTTGGAGATAAGCTCGTCAATCTGGCTGGCAATCGGTTTGAGCGCATCGGCCCCGAGTTCGCGTTCTGCTCGATTGAAAACGGCGGTCGCGTCATCCAATAGCTGCCTATCAAAATTCACGGCATTGTTTTTCAGTGTGCGCTCAAACTCACCACCAAGAACGGTTTCAGCTTTGCGCAACGCTTGGGTAACGTTGCTGGAGTCCTGCCCAAAGGTGCGGGAAAGCGCCTTGTTGAGCTGGCTGTTCATAGCTTCTTCCGTTCCAGCGCGTCCACTCATGGGGACGTAATTCAGCGATGCGGCGATGGCATTAAGCGGCTTGCTGTCAACCATGCGGTCGGCCGGGATGTTGATGCCCAGTTCTTTCGCTCGTGCGGCGAGCTGTTGAACCTCTGCGGTGGCTGGTTTGCCACGGATGGCGCTACCTGCAGCACGCGCAGCCGTTCCGAGGCCTTGAGCGACTACCGGCAAGGCACCACCCACCACGGCGCCAGTTTTAGCGTACTCGGGGTTTACCAGCCCTGCAGCAGCACCGCCAGAGATTGCACCGCCAGCGGCGCGGGTCAGCAGGTTGCCAACACCACCGCCAGCCCCGGCCTTGAAGCCACCACTGGCAAGCGCGTTCGCAAACCCCGTCGCGCCAGGCGCAACCGCTGTAACGCCTTTTGCCAGCGCACCGCCGACCCCAGCAGTCCCGGCAATCTCCGCACCCAGCTTGCCCGCGCCGTAAGCCAGAGAGTCCGGCTCTGCGCCTATTTTTGGCATAGCTGAATCAATGTCAGCACGGCGCTCTGGGTTGGTGATGGACTTGGTATTTCCAACCACTGCATCGTAAGGCGTCAGCAGCGTGGCGCCGATGCCAGCAGCACCGCGAAGCGCGCCAAGGCCCATCTGCACGGGCACAGAGCCCATGATTTCGTCTTTGAGCATCGAGCCGACAGAGGGCTTTTCTGCTGCCGGCGCGGTGCGCATCTTGCGAATCTCAGCCGCGAGCGCCCGCGCATCGTCCGCATTGCCTGCCGCGTCAGCCTTGACCAGCGCGGCGCTGAGTTGGTCGAGAGTTGCCATTATTTGTACTTATCCAGCAGGGCATCGATGTTCGGGGCGGCAGCAGAGGCCGGAGCTGCAGCAGGCGACTGGCGCACTTTGGACACCCTGTTTGCGCTGTCCGGCACCTCAGCCAGAATGCCGCGAGTTGCCACCTCCCGATTACGCTTTTTCTGTGCAATGACTGCCGGCGTGTCGCCGATCTGCGGGAAGTACTGCTTTTCGCCGTTGTCAAACTCGCTATCAGCAATGACAGCGCCCGACTCACGGCGCAGTGTGGCGTTGATGAAGTCGCGCTTGGCCTGCTCCAGCTTCTGGTTTTTCTCGCCGCTCATGGCGGTGACTGCGCCGCCGATCAACGGAGCGCGGGAGCCTGGCACAGACTTTGTGCGGCCCTCAAGTGCCAACTGATCGATCACAGATCCGGCTTCCTCCATGCGCGAGCCGAACAGCAGCGCCTTGGATTGGCCCTCTGTCAGCGGCTTGGATGCGCCCTGTTTAGGCGTGTAGCCCTCAACCTCCACGATCTTGCCTTGTTTATTCTGCTGGACCAGCACGGGGCCATTTGGCCCGGTGATTTCAAAGGGCTTGGTGAGGGTGGCGGCTGTGCTTTCGCGTGAGCGCGAATCCACCATGTTTTGCCCACGTATCGTTGCGCCCACCGTCGCGGCGTTGTTGGCGCGTGATGTGTCTGCACTCAAGCGAGCATCAGCCTTGGGCGTGGTGTATTCCATCGCCTTCCACTTCTGCTCAAGCTGGTCTTTGACGCTCAGCGCTTGGTTGCGTTTCTGCTCAACCAGTGCCGCGTCAAATTGTGGCGGCATGGTGGCGGCGGCTTCAGGGCCAAGCATTTGCGCGGTTTGAGCGCGTGCAGCGTCCCACGAGGCCTGATCCCGAACACCGGACAAGATTTGTCCCGCAACGTTTAGCTTTTGCAGGTGCGCCTCGATCTGTGCTTTCTGCGTGTCGGCCATGGATTTCTGGCGGTCAATCTGAGCCTTTTCATAAGAAACAGCCTCTTTGCCCAGCCCGGCCTTAAACAGTGCATTCGTGTTCGCTGCTGCGTCAGACCCAAATTGGCGATAAACATCACGCAGCTGGTTCTGGTCGGCAGTTTGTTGTTCAGCCTCGCGCAGCTTCAGACCGCCCAGTCGGCTCGTCAGCTCGTTCTGGTCGATCATGGCCTTGGCCTGATACATCTCAAGCGGGCTGGTGACCTTGGGGCGCTGTACGCCGAGGATGATGTTTGAGTCGAGTGGCATGCTTAACTCCCCGATCCGGCGTTGCCATAAAGATAACTATCGGTCGGGTTGTAGCCCGGCGTCTGATAGGCCGGTTTGCCCTTGTTCAAGAGCTGGTTCCACCGGTAGGCATTGGTAGCGTCAGAGATGCCGCCGCTTATGGCGTTTGCGCTGCCGACCATCCCGGCAGACTGCGCGTTACCGGCTGCAAGCTGGTTCTGAGCGATGCCGTTCGCTGCGGACATACCGGCAGCGCCGACCCCTGCGGCTGCGTTCTGTCCCATTTGAGACTGACCGGCAAGGAAGTTGTAACGCTGGTTTTTGTCGTTCATGAGGCGGTCATAGGCGCCCGCCGCCTTGGTCGTGCCGTAGTCGTTGCCGAAGCGCGTCAGGGCCTTCAAAGCTGCGCCAGAGCCGTAACCACCAGAGGACGCGGCGCGGGTGTTGATTGCGTTGGTGCCGGTATCAAGGCCAAACTTCAGCCCGGTGTTGTAAACAACATCGTTGTTGAGGTCGTTCTGATCAAAGCCCTTAAGCAACTCGCCGTAAGTCCGGCCGGCCACATCCGTCCCGCCGTTGCCCAGCAGGTATTGCAGCTTGTTGTTGCCCTCTTGCCCGGCCTTCATCCATGGCATGAGGTCTTCACGTTGCTGCTTGCGTGCGGCCTCCTGCGTGGCGCTGGCACGGTCTGCCGCCGCAACTTGGGCATCTGCCGCATCACCAGCGGCACCAGACGCCATTGCAGAGCCAACAAGACCAGCACCGGCACCGATCAGACCGACCGCGCTTGCTGATAGTCCAAATGCCATTTAGGCCTCCAATTCCATAGATTTGTTTGCGAGTAGTTGCGCGTTCTTTGACCCGCCCAGCAGCTCGCAGGCTTTCGATTCGGTGAACATTTCCGCCAGCTTTTCGGGGTCTTTTTCGTCGGTAGGGTTAGGCAGGAAGTTCGTCCATACCGAATCCTCTAAAGCGGTCGCCGCGTTCTTTGCCCCGGGCTTGACGGTCAGCGTGTACGGGGCGGATATCTCAATCGGCCCGTTGTCAGTCGCCAGGATCAAACGGCCTTTGGACAAGATCGCAAGGTTCGCCATCTTGTGAACTGCGCCAACCAAAACGGTCCCAGCGGGCAGCGTGATTTCCCTTGCGTAGATGCCCGGCGCGAAATACTCACGAACAGGGCAATCGACCTGCGGCGCTGTCAGTAGCACCTTTTCCAGCCGTTCGGCCTTTTCTCGCGCAGTCGGACCCTTCCCGGCTTCGATTAGCCGGAATGAGTAGCTGACAAGCACTTAAACAACCCTTTGATGAACGACGCCGGCCGTGGTGTAAAAGCCGTACAGAGGCAGTCCACCGGCAGCGGCTGCAGCGTCATTGGCATAGACGGGCAGCGCCTCCAGCGAACGGATAGAGCGCTCCATGGCCGTGAAATAAATGTTCCACGGCGGCTGAATCTGCCCGCCTGGTGCCTGAATGTTGCTGTCCGGCCTTTGGGGTGGTTTCGTTGCCATCAGGCCCTCCGCCCCCAAGCGCCGATAAACGTCACGTCAACCGGGTCTGTCACGGTGAATTCAAACGTCCACGCCGGATCTGCCCGGCCCAGCCTGCGGAACTTGGCTTTTGCCTTGTAGTCGCCAAGCTGTCCAATGTTGGCCCATCGCTCATTGCCCCACGTCTTGCCGCCGTCCTTGCTAATCCGCATCATCAGTTGAGGGTTGACGCCCTGCCCTGTCGTCGTCCCTACGCCCATCTGCATATCAATCCAGATTTCAGCGAAGCGCGAGACGTTGCCGGTTGTCAGATGGCGTCCGATGAATTTGCGGGTGATCGTCGCGCCGTTGTCGGTCAGCGAGTCCGGGTCGAACAGGTACAAATTCCCTGTTTCGTAGTCGGTCACATAGCTGCGGTTCTGGTGGTTAACCTGAATCTCCGCCCTGTGACGGCCTCCGCTGGACTCTGCTTTGTGCCAGTCGCCGGTCCTGCCGTCGTACCGCCATGAAATGTTCTCGGCGGTGAAGTTGATCTGGTAAAAGCTGTGGCCCTGGTGCTGGAAAGAGAAGCCGGTCGCGCTATCGATGCCGGAATACTTGGAAAATAGCGTTTCAATGTCGGGATTCGACACGACTTGCAACGTGTAGCCGCTCAGGGTGCAGACTTGCACACCGCCAAGGCGGGTTTTACTCATGAAAATCAACGATTGATCGAACTTGTCGAGCGAATTCTTTGAGGCAAGGCCGAATTCGATTGCGGCCGCACCGATCCGGCCAAAAGCCGCGTCATCGTTGCCAGTCGCGCCCGCAAAACCCGTCGTGAACTCGCCAAACAGCACCAATTGGCCGTTATCGGCGATGACGCGGACCAAATTGTCGGGGTTTGATTCCTCTGTCGCAAAATCCAGCGCGTCCCAGCTCGTGCCGTCGTTGATGGCTGACCAGTAATACTGCCCAGTCCCCGCAAAGGTACAGACAAAGCGCAGATTCAGGAACGTGACGGAAGTCGGATTAGCAGGAAAGTCGCCGCCGACCTGCACAAACGCATCGCTGGCAAAAGTCAGGATGTAGCCGGCCGTGCCGTCCACAATCATGAGCTGCGTGCCGTTGTCGCACATATCCACCAGACCGCCAGAGGTCAGCAGCGTGCCTAGTTCGGTCTGCGTGCCGTCGTTCGCCTCTTTCCAGAGCTTGTCGCGGTTGACGATGTACTTGAAATCCCCGTGTGACCACGCGCCACGGTTCGGATTCGCCCCATAGTTGCTCTGCCCAGTCAGCCCGGGCATGCAATACATCGTGATCTTCCCGCCTCGCTCGCCATCGGGCGAAATCTCACTGTACAGGTTGACGCGCTCCTGATCGCTGACTGACGGCGAGCGGCTCTTGTTGCTCAGGCCGAACAGAGGGATCGGCTCTAGTTCCACCGATCAACCCCGGAGTGATAGCCGCCGCCGTAGTTGTCCACAGTGAACTCAAGCGGCGCCATGTCAACAGCCCACTGTTTGACAAGTTCCCGCGCTTCTTTCATGCGGGTGTTGATTTCAACGCGCATCGGCTGCGGCGTCATGAACTTCAGGGAAATCTTGTCTCCAACCCACAGCTCGAACATGTTGAGATAAGCCTGCTGCACATCGGGCGCAGCGGTCAGAACAATGTCGTCGGCGATAGCCTGGTAATCGAGCTTTGCGCCGGGGTCTTGCGTCGGCGTGGGCCAGTAGGTGAACGTGCGGTTTGGCGCCTCGTAAAAAAACTCTGGGTAAGGCGCGGTTTGCGCGAGGTCGCACAGTTCGAACTTGACGCGGGTGAGCTGCTTCAGCTCGAACAGCCGGCCATTGGCTGCGGTGTACTTGAGTACAGGCACGCCGAAATAGTCCGCTGGAGGCGTGGCGAGACCCGGGGCCAATGCACTCCACGACAGAGAAACCGCCGTGCTGGTCAACTTGGGCCATGACAGCCCATGCAACGGCATCTCTTTAATGATGCCGTTGAAGGCGCGCAGGCAGACTTCGCTGTCCTCGGCCGACACTGGCTCGGTCGGATCAATCGCGCCGTTGACCTCAAGCGCTCCCCGAATGATGTCCGAGGCAGTAATCGACCAGTTGGTGGACATTACTGGACCTGCTCGCCCAAGGTGTAGGCAAAACGCGGGATCGTGATTGCCTGCGTGGTTTTGCTCAGCCCGTCAGCGGAAACGGTGGTGACGGAAGTTTTGATAACGGCGGCTTTGAGCGAGTCGAGGAAATTCTCGTCAATCGTCGTCTCGACGTTCCGCTTGTAAACATTGATCTTGTAGTTGTGCCCGATTTCAATATCGGATGTGTCGGCGGCTTCGCCTTCGCCGCTGTGGAAAGTGATCTTCCACTTCTTGAGGGGTTTCTTTTCGGCCTTGGCCGTCTTCAGTGGTGCGTCCAGAACTTCGGTCATCGTTTTCTCCATGAAAAAAGGCCCGGGGTTAGCCGGGCCTTGGGTTGTGGGAACTGCGCTGTTTAGGCGTAGGCTTCCCAGTAGAAGGTTTTAGACGCAACCATCGTGGTAGCGGTCAGCGTGAACGTCTGGCCCGAAACCGCGATGCCGTTGGTCGTTTCCAACGTCTGGGTGCCGGCCGCAACGACGTGCAGCGAGGATGCCGAAGCCATGCCCTCGTACCACTCGTCCGTGATGCGGTCCGTCAGGTTGACGAAGCGCACAAAGCGAGGGACGAAGCCCAGGCTGATGGTGAGCGCAGCAGCGGCGCCCGCGTCGGAAACGATCTTGCCGACAGCGAGATTTGCAACGCCGTTGGTGTTCGTTTGTGTGTTGGTCGTGATTGCCATGATTTTTCCTTGTGAAGAATCCCCCGGTTAAGGGGGATGTTTGGTTTACAGCGAAGCCGCCGATTCGATGCGGATCATCCAGGTGTCGTTCAGGATCTTGGTCGTGGTCGTGGCTTTCCAGCCCACGGTGGAGCGCTGCTCCAGCGGGTCAGCCGAACCAGCAGAGCCCAGGCCCTTGACATAGGACTTCATCGCATTGCCGGCCAGCGGGCAGACGCCGTAGCTGTTGGCAGCGAAGATCAGCGTGACGTAAACGTCGAAGTTGGCGCCGTTGTTCTTGTAAACAGTGGTGCCAGCAGCGCCGCCGCCTGCGAAGATCTTGGCGTTGGTCGAGGAAACGAAGCGGATGTTCTTGTAAGAACCGATTTCGTCCTCGATCACGCCGGCCTGGCTTGCGTAGTCGGAAACTGCGCGGTAGCCGCTGATGCTTTCCAGGTCGAACTCGACATCGGGGTGAACGATGGCGATGAACGACTTGCGGACGGCGCCAGTGTTGATCTTGTCGGTCGGCATGATGCCTTCCTTCATGAACTTGGCGTTTTGCACCTTCAGGGCGCGGATTGCCTTGTTCAGATCAGCAGCGGCCAGCGAAACGTTGACGCTGGTGCGGCCAGCAACGCCGTTGGCATAGGCCACGTTCGTGCCGGCAACCAGCACATCGCGGCGGGCCTGGTCGATGGTCGTGCCGGCCTGGTCGCCCAGAACGTCAGTGGCCTCAGTCACAACCGGGTCTTGGTTGGTCATGGAAACCATGTCAGTCAAGGTGACGTAATCGCCGTACTGAGCCAGCGAGGCCGTCAGGTCGGTGACTGCCAGGCTGGAGCCGGAGGGCGTGACGCCTTCGGTCAGCGGCGTGGATGCCACAGCGAGCTGCGAGTAGCGGCGGAATTTGATCTGATTGCCGCTTCGCATGGCGATGGGGCGCTGTTGACCAAACCGACCATGCACTTCTGCAGGCTGGGCGCGTTCCAGAAGGTTGCGGTCGTAAAACGCCGCTACGCCTGGGGGGACTTGGGTAAGAGTGGTAGATCCCATGATGAAAATTTCCTATCGGTTAATAACCTAGAACCCTGCGTCGTTCTTTCTCGAACTCGGCAGGCGACATGTTTTTGATACGCTCTGCTGCTGCCAGATCTGCATCGAGGTTGGCGTTTTTCACACCTCCCCCGCCAGCACCTGGAACAGACATCGCGCTCTTTTGCGCAGCTTTTGCGGACTCGGCAGCGAAACGCTTGCCAATTTGCCGCTCTGTATGCGCCAGCTTTTCAGCCGTGATTTCGCGGATACATGCCAGAGGGTCGATAACGTCATCACCCAAAGCGTCGTAGCGCGCCATGATTCCTTTGACTAGCTCCGGATCGACATCCATGTTGAAGATGCCGGGGTGAGCCCGTTCAATGATCTGGTTGCGAATCGCCAGCGGGTCCGGGCCTTGCGGCTCGACTGCCGGCGCAACAAACTTGATGGCCGCTTCCAGCTCCGGATTTGCATCCAGAATGGCGGGGCGTTCGGCTTGTCGCTTTCGCTCGTCGCTTTCTCGCTTGAGCTGGGCCAGTTCCTGGGCGTTTCTGGTTCCCCATGACTGGGTGTCCTTCAGCGCCTTTTCAGTCTTTGCCAGCTTCGCCCTGATTTCCTCTAGAGGGTCAGGCTCGGGTGTCTTTTCGGGCTCTGGTGTGGTTTTCTCGGGCTCAGCCTTGGCGGGTTCTTCCTTTGCAGGTGTTTCCGGTGTGGCTTTGTCCGTTACTTCCTCAGTCGTCGCAGTAGTGGGTTTCCCCGCCGCTTCGCCTTCCAGCTCCTTCATTGCTTTGTCGTATTCCTTCTGATATTCCGCGTCATCCATTCATTCGCTCCTCATGGGTCGGTTAAGCCCGATAGTCCATTGCTCTAAATCGCCGCGTCCTGTTCGGATAGTGCGGCCCTGATGCCTTCCAGTTCTGAGTGCAACTGGGCAGGCAATTCCTTGAGTTCCTCCAGGGCCTTGATGCGGCCCCGGGTTTCCTCGTTGTTGTGGTTGACCAGCTCTTTGGTGCGAATCGCAATTCGCTCATCGAGCAAGCCGGTGAAAGTTGTCCAACTGCGCTCAAGCGCGCCAAGCTGGGTGATGATTTCGCTAGCCCGGTCCTCCAAAGGCATCAAAGCGGAGCCTCTGGGCCTTCTTCAGGCGTAAAAAAACCCGCTTCGGCGGGCTGTTCTGGCATCTGCTCGGGCTCCAGCATTCCGGGCGGTTCAAACTGTTCAGGCATGGGCTCTGCCATTTCGGGCAATTGCTCCATTTGCTCCATCGGCGGCTCTGGTTCCATGGCCTCCGGCATCTGCGGTTGCATGGCATCGCGCAAGGTCATCAAGACCAGCTCTTGAATCGCCTCGGGCGTCAATTGGCTGCTCAGCTGCAGGGCGCGCTCATCGAGCGAAGCCTTGGCCTCCTTGATGTCGCTCAGCGCCTGCTCGCGCTTCAGGGCAATGTCGGCCTTCGCCAGCTTAGCCTCCTGCTCGGCGTGTTCTTTGGCAGCTTCTTCAAGGCCTTGTTTCAGCTCTTGAACCTGCCCTTCAAGCTCCTGCATCTTCTGCTGCACTTCGGGCGGCAGGGCGGCCCCAGGCTTGGGGTTGTTTTCGTCAAGAATTGGCGACTCGCGGCCGATTTCCATCACGTCCCACGTTTGATTCAGCAGCTCGGTAACGTCGATCTTGGCTGCGGTGAGCGGGTTTGCCAGTGCGAACTCAGAGAATGCCCGAATCTTGTTGGTCAGCACTTCCTTTTGCATGAATGAGCTGGTCCCGGTGGCCTGCCAGTCCATGAAAGACGACTTGCCGAACTGCTTGATCGCCTTCCACTTTTCAGCGGCCTCCTTGCCGTGGATCTTCTCCACAGTCTCAGGCTCCAGGTATTTCAGATTCCAGTCGATATAGCACTCGACAATGGGCTCGATCCACATCGAATCGATGTTCTGGATCACTTCTTTCATCGGCAGAGAGCTGGCCGACATGATCATGGAGATACCGGACGCTGTTTTGTTCAGGTTGCGGCTGTCGTCGCCCTGCGTGTACTTGGTAATCGCCGTGTCGTCGTCGCTGAACTGCTCGGACATGCGGATAACTTCAATCCAGCCGCCTGTTATATCGGCCTCAACGTGCTGAATGATGGCGGCTTGTCGTTCGTCAGGCGTCAAGCCAGGCTTCATCTGGTAGACCTTGCCGGGGAACTTGATGAAATTCTCGGTCGGCAGGAATTTGCTGCGGTCAACGCTGGATGTACCCAAAAGGGCCATGCCTTTGCCTTCCATGAACAGGCGGAAGGCTGCGTTTGTCACCTTCTGGTGGGGGGCGTTGTTTTCAGCAACACCAACACCCCAAATTTCATGCTCAACGGCTTCGTAAAGGCAGCGGTGAGTTGGAGACTTGCCGGAATACGGCATTTCAGCGACTTTGACCACCACACCACCGGCCATGATGATGATAGCGTCCACCAGATCGGTCGCGGCGGCGCCGGGCTCGCTGCTGTTGCCATCTACCGCCTCATCCGACAGGCGCGAACGCGGAACTTTACCGAAAAACCGCGCAACCTTGATCCGCTCGTTCTTGAACCAGTAATCCACATTGCCGCGCATCTGGACAGCGCGCTCTGAACCGGTTTCATTGCCATTGTCGCCAGGTGCTTGCAGCGCTTGGGCGATGTTCTTGTAGTTTGGGTCTGCCTTCCACGCGCCCACGGTTTGCGGGCTCTCCATCGTCACCCAAAAGCAGCCCAGCCCGGTCCTGATGTTCCTTGCCTCCGGGTCCGGATACACGTCTAGTGTGTTGCCCAGCTCAAAATAAGGTAGATCGAACTCGTATTCCACTTCCTTAATGCTGATCGACGGCCCAGCCATTTCGGCAGAGGTTTCAATCAGCTTTTCAGTGCGGACGAACGGGCCGAAGATGAAGCCAGTTCCATACGTTGCCAGCGTGTTGACGCCAGTTCGCAGCATTTCCTTGAAACCGCCGCGCTCCATCTGCTCGGTGATGATGTCTTCCACCACGTCAGCCAAGGGAGCAAGCTGTTCATTGGTCGGCTTGGTGTCAAAAGGCATCTGCCCGTTGCCAAACAGCGCATCGTTGATCTTTGCCCGTGCGGCACGGACCTTGTTCCGGGTCGAACCAATGAACAGCGGCTTAGCCTTGCGTGCCCGGGCCGCTCCAGTTCCCTGCGTGTCGTCATCCCGGGGGATGCGCATCACGTCCTGGTAGCACTCCAGCAGCTTTTGCTCCTGCGGCTTGCGCGCCTTCTCCCACTCCATCAGGCGGCCTTCAAGCAGGCTGGCTAGCGATGAATATGTGGCGAGTTCAGTCATAAGTTAGAAGTAAAAGCCGTCCTCGTTAGGCTCGGCTTGTTGTATTTCCCCATAGCTGGCGGTGTCGGTCACCAAGGATGCGAACGTGAGCGCCAAAGCGTCAGCACAATCCGGCGATGAAAGACCTCTGCGCTTCATGGAATCCTTTTTCTCCAGCAGTAGCTGCTGTGAGCTTGTGTAGCTGTATTCAGGGCCGATCAGGTCTTGCTTTAGCTCGTAGTCGTCCGGGATCTCCCCGGCTTCCTTGAGCCAATTACCCATCTCGCCCCACATTTCCGCCCGTTTGTTGGCGTACTTCACCTTGTCCGTGGGTTCACCCCCGAAGTTGATGCCCCGAACGTCAAAGCCCTGCTCTCTGAGCCTGTCCACGACCCCGGCACCCATTGCGCCTATGTCGATGTTGACCAACGCGGGCTTCATGGACTTGATCACTGCTGCGATCTGTCCGGCGACTTGCATGGTGTCCAGCTCGCGGAACTTGCTCAGCGGGTAGACCTTCCGGCCGCGCCTGGCACAGATAACCGTCTGGTCATCGCCAAACCGGGCAATGTCCACGCCAATGACCAGCGGCAGCTTTTCGTAACCGACGGCCTTGTAGGCCACAGCCGCATCCACAATGGCGCTGCTGATTAGCTGGGCGCTGGAACTCTTCGGAAACTCACCCTTAACCCTGACGCGCACAAAGTCCGAATCCTCGCCGTAGTCGGCAATCCATTCCTTGATCTGCGTCTGGTCGGCCATTTTGGCGTTGCGGCTGTCAACCTGCATCGTGTGCCAGCGATGCCTGAACCGGCCCCAGCACTCACGAAACCGCCCGGTGTTGCGTGTAGGGTTGCCCAGCGCCACCCAGCGCGCACCAGGCGTCGTCATGGCACCCTCAACCACATCCCAGATCACGTCTGCAATGGCGCTGGCCTCATCAAAGACCACAAGCACATGCTCTTCGTGCGTGCCGGCGAATGACTCGCTGTTGTGTTCCGTCCAAGGGATGGCCGACGCAAACCACGTTTCCGGGCTGTCTTTCAGTTCCATCCGGGTCGCCTTGACCTCGAACCACGAGCCGTTAAGCGCCTTCTGGTTCCACTTCGCCAGCTCTCGCCACGTCTTGCTGTCCAACTGATTCTTGGTGTTGGCGGTTACCACAACCTGCGGGTTCGGCCTTGTCGCCATGAACCAGTGAACAATCCAGGCTACAAAGGCGGTTTTCCCGATGCCGTGCCCGGACGCTCCTGCAACCCTTTTGTTGTCTCGGACGGCCTCAAGGGCTTGAATCTGCCACGTGTCCGGCTCTGCCTGTAATACATCGCGGACGTAACCGACCGGTTCGTTGTAATACGTCGCCGCGATGAAAACGCCATCATTGGCGCTGTCGTGCTTCATGCGCCTGCTTGATCTGGTCGGCAATGGACAGGTTCAGCGTTCCGGACAGCTCCACGCTTTCCTTGGCCTTGCCCCAGCCGCGATCAATCACGTACTGCGCAGCCGCCAGCCTGGCCCGCTCCTGTTGGCCCTCACCCATGATGTACAGGATCGTCTCCAGCGCGTCTGGGGTCTTGTCCTTGCACATCTGCTCAAGGGTGCGCTCTTCGTCCGTCTTCTTGGGCCTGCCGCCCTTGTTGCCGGTTTGACCCGGCTGGAACGGCTTGCCCCGTGGCAGTTTTTTGCTGTTCTCAGCGGGTGAGTGGGTTTTAGCCATAGTTCACCTGCTTAGTTAAAAAAAGCCCGCAAGCTTTCACTGGCGGGCGAAGGTCGGCAACTGCTTGCTGACCGGGAGAGATGGTTAAATCAGCAGCTTGAGCCGCCGCCATTTGCCTTGCTCACGGCAAGCACAGCCTCTGCTTGGCTGTTGTGGCAGGCCACCGACTCGTAGCGGGACGTGTCGAATGTCTTCCAGAAGCCATTGCTCCAGCGGACTTGGTATTTCATGCTGACTCCTAAAAGGTTTGGGCAAATCACCCGTTCTAAGTTGGCGCCCTTTGCTCTGCGAGCGGTGGTGCCTAGATGGTGGGTTGTGGGTGTTGCCCAAATGGAAAAAGCCCCGGCGCGTTGTTGCGTCGAGGCTTGGAATTTATTCTGCGGTGACAGGTCTTCAACCTATCACTTATTAAGAGAATATCCCGGATTTCTGCGGCCATCAAGCATAATTTCTGCGGGTTTCTTGCAGCTTGGCCCTACGTTCTGCCAGCACGCGGTACAGCTCGCTTTCCATCCACACATGCGCCCGGACCAATCGGTCGTAGTAGGTCTGCAGCGGTGCTGTTGGGTAGCCCTCATGCACCAGAGCCGGAATCGTCCACGGCATGTAGTGCATCTTGATCGCAGCAGCCAGCTTTAGATCCGAGTCGCACAGGTTGGCAAAAGCTGTATCCGTGTCGCCGTGGTCCTCTGCACTGTAGCCTGTGGGGTCGATTGAGCTGGCCGGGGACTGTATGTAACTGAAGTCCAAACTCTTGTGTGGATAGCCCAGCCCCCCGGTTACAGACTTCATCTGGTGGATTACCCAGCGGTCGAGCAAGGCGCAGAGGTCTGAGTGTGATTCGAGGATTTTGAGTCTGCGTGCCATGTTTCGTCCTTTTGGTTTTGTCGCTTGAATCTGCTGCGGGGCGGCAATCCAGCCCTTTTCGCTATCTCGCCTATCGTGTGCGGGTCTAGGTGGTACTCAATTGCCAACATGTAGCGCTTCTCTCCTGCCTGTACGCGGGCGGCGATCTGCCTGTCTCGCTCTACCCTGGCGGCTCGGATTGCCGCTCTGCGTTCAACTTCGCCGCTTGCCCTCATTCCTGCCGCCCCTGTGGCATTTGGTATTTGGTGCGGATGGCGTCAGCACAGTACTGGGCGCGCTCGGGACACTCACCATCTGCAAGCTGCGCTTCGCAAATCTTTGCCGCGTCCTCGGCTATCAGGGCGGCGAATTTGCCTATTTCTCCCATGCTGCCGGTCGTGCTTGTGACTTTCACTCCGGCGTGAATAGTCGTGGTCAGCAACCCCGCCTCTTTCGCCATCCGCTCGGTTTCGGTCATGGGGTAATCCCTCCAAACGTCATCAGAAGATTTCCTTGACAGTCGAACACTTCGACCCGGACTGTCGGGCCGCTATAAACCCACAAGCCTCCGTTGTTGCTGTCAGGTCGCCCCTCTGCGTTCAGAATCACTGGGTTCGTATGCTGTATTTGGAGATCAGCTCCGGTATATGTGGTCACCGGGCCGCCTAGCGTTTCGTTGTAAACATAGACACTGCCGCCCACCAAAGGATTTCCTCCAGCATCGCAAAAGGAATCGAATGGAAGCCGACGCCCTTGGATGGCCGGAGATAGGACCGCCTTCGGTCGCAGAACCGATAGGTCTATTGCCATCCGCTGTTGATGAGGCGTAACCGCCGATTCCAGCAAATCAATCACACCCTGCACGCCCTCGATAAATTCTTGATCACTCATACCAGTCCTTTCTTTTTCATTTGGCCGCGTCCTTTTCGTTGCCTCGTGCAGGTGCGGACGGCTCGTGTCATTGGCTGTTTTTCTCCACTAGCCACGCCACCCCGGCAAATAACAAACCCACCAAAATTCCGATTAAGAAACAGGCAAACACTGCCCAAAACGGTAGAGTCACCCACCACCATGACCAATCAATGTGCCCGGTCAGCTTCAGCACCACGAACGCAACGCCAAGCAAGCTCAGCGTATTTGTGCTGTATGTCGTTGTTACTGTCTTAGTACTCATCCCACTCTCCCAAGTTAATAACAGGCGTAGTGCCGGGGGTTACTCGTCGTCAGGTATGCTGCTGGCGAGCATTTCAGCCTCTGCCGCGATATCCAACAAACCCTCTTTGGTCTCAGCCGCAGTACGCGACATGTCGCCAAAATAATCCTGTAGCGCTTTTTTCAATTGTTCGTAGTCCATCACTCTCTCCTATCTAGCTCCACAAGAACCCGGTGGCAGCGGCGGGATAAAAAATCTAGGCAGCGTCCCGGTAGTTCAAATCCACACCACGAGCCGCCGCCGTTGCGTGCAAAAACTCCAGCCAGTCGCTGAATTGCTTTTTGCCAAACTTGCTTGTCCGCTGGCCCAGCAGAACCATCCCACCCTCCAGCCCGGGTGAAACTCGCGCCGTTTCCTGCTTGAACGCTGCGGTCAGCAGGTCTTTCCATTCCTCGTCAATCAGCCATTCCATGCGGCCGTTGACGGGCCATTGAAGTTGCGCGGCAAAGGCTTGCAAAATCGGCCACTGGGCAGCGTTCTGGTCCAGGGTGCGGCTTGGCTCGCCCACCGTCACCGCGTAGCCGTCTGGCGCGGTTTTGACGGCATCCAGCGCCCTTGCGCGTGACTGGGGGTGCGCGCCTACGATGAAGGTTTGTTTCATGCTTTGGTGACCTCCAGTGTGAACAGGTGTTCTCCGCCTTGTTCGCAAAAGCTGATTGACGGGTTTCCATCGTCTGTCCAGACAATCGCGTTCATTGGCGCAGGAATTGCATCTCCAAAAGCCAGCTCATGTAGAGCGCAAGTCATCTCCAGTTCCTTGAAAAAGGCCTGCCGACGCTCACTGGGGATGGAGAAAATGTCGCTTATGGTTTCAACCCGGTAGGTTTTCATGCCGCCCTCAGCTTTCGTTCCTCTTCCCGGTAATGCCGCGCAATCTCGATCAGCCCCTCTTTGCTGTACTTGCGCAGGGTCTGGTCGCACTCGATCTGCTCGACGCGCTGCGAACCAATCCGGGCAATCAGGCCGGCGCGGTAGGCAACATGGTTTCCGGCAAGGTGGCGGTTGCAGTGCTTGCATTGCCCGTGGGCGTTGTCTTCCACAAACCGCATGTGAACGGCAGAGCCGACCGACCTGTAATGCCCACAGTCGAAGGCACCGCCGACCGCTGTAGGGGGGAGCGGCTGGGCGCAACTGATGCACGGCTTCCCTGCGTCTCTGGCCCTCACGAATCCATTGAAGGCCTTTTGCGCCAGAGCCACCAATTGCGGCTTGGTGCGGATTGCGTCCAGCGCCGCCTTTGTCTCGCGCCTCTCCTTTACCTGGCGGACCTTGGCGGCCTTTCCCTTCACCGACCGGGCAAACGTCAGCGCACACATCGGCCCGCACACCTTCTGCATCGGCAGCTTCGGAGTGAACAGGCTTGGGCACACCTTGCACTTGCGGGGCTTGGGGGCTTTGGTGATCACGCCTTTTTCTCCCAATATTGCGGGCAAGTGCTAATAACGTTGTGGAAGCGCAATGTGTAAGGCCAGCTAGCAGCGCAGATCGCCGGCAATTCCCAAATTGCGAGCCGTCCAGGCGGTGGCGGCTTCAGCAGCGAGCAGTTATTGCAGGTCGCGCAGGCGTCCTCATCGATGATGTTGCGTGTACTCATACGAAACACATCCCTGTCTCGCAATGATTGAAAAGAACGCCGTTGGCCTCGCTTAAATCAGCCTCGTCCAGTGGTACACAATCGGCGTGCAGAAAGGCGTGCGGATCGCGTTCGCGTATCTTCTTATCAAAAGCAACGGCTTTGCGCCAGTCCGCTGGCTTGTTGTCTCGGATATCAATCCACTCATCCTGCGTGTGATTTGGGCAGTTCCAGCAAGAAGAGCGCGGCGGCTTCGGCCAGCCCATTTGTGCGACTAGCTGCTCACACTCTCGGCGGTTTAGTTTTCTCTCCAAAAGAACGTAGCGGTCTCGCCACTTATCGCTAGTGGCTGGCTTGCATCGGTGCATTTCGTCGGTGCTGAATCCGATCCAAACGTTCGCCTTCGTAACGCCCTGTTGTGTAGCCCACCGACGCATAACGCGGGTTTTCCACTCGTTTGAGCAGAAAGTCGGCATCTTTCCGACATCCCCGCTTTGATTCGTAAAAACAGGAAGCAGCAAGTCGGTTTTGTCCTTGCCTCCGTAAAGGTCTACCGTTGCAAACTCGCTTTTCTTAACACGATGCAGGGTCATGCCAACCGTTGCCAAAGCCGGACTAATTACCTCATCCATGTATTTCCAAGTAGTGGATTGCTCACGCTCGGTGTCAACGATGATTGCTAAATCAGGGCGAAGGTGGCCCTGGACAATCAGCGCGGCAATTGCGGCTGACTGCGTGCCGCCACCAGATGACCATATTTGGGTGCGCTCGATCATCCCGCCACCTTCACGTAATCCGCGCACTGCCGCTCATAAAGCCGCGCCATGTAAACGTAGGCAGGCTGAAGCGCGCAGCCGCAGAAGCCTTGGGATGCGCGGTACATGAACTGGCTCGCGCTCTGGTGCTTGCGTATGTTTTGGCAGGTTGCGCAGGTCATAGGCCCACCAGATCGCCCAAAACCCACAGCGCCCATGTGACGACGCTTCCAGGCACATCCCCACCAGCCCGCGCCAGATCCAGGATGCGGGAGGCTTCAAGTTCTTCGTGGTTGTAGTGGTTTCTCATGCTGCCTCCGCGCCAAACGTCTTGCCGCGCAGCCGTTCAATTTCCTTGCGAATCTCCGGAGGCATCGGCACGCCTTTGTGCTGTTTCAGCTCCAGCAGCGTGTCCTCCTGCACCGGGGCCTTGTAGGCGATGGCGCGGAATTCCAGTACGGTCGGCGGATGGTCAACCGGGAGGTTTTGCAGGGCGTACTCAACCCGCTTGGGGGCATCTTCCAGCCCGCGTAGCTCGTGCGCCCAGTCAGCCTTGACGGCGTTCAAGTCCATGTCCTGCCAGCGGCGCAGGAACTGCTGGCCGTAGACCAGAGACAACTTGGTGAAAATGGCTTCAATCCAGACCGATGGCAGGGACATTCTGGGCTCCTAGGTTTGCGAAAAATGTGTTTGGGTCGGCGGCGCCCAAGGCAATGCTGGGGGCGGCTTTTTGGGTTTCGGCGCGCTGCTGTTCGCGCCATGCGGGCAAGCCCTTGTTGGCGGGGAGGCCTTCAAAGTCGCTGCGAATCCAGTTGCGCCAAGTTCCCGGCCAGTCGCTGCGGGCGGTTTTGAACGTGTGATCCCGGAACTTGGCGGTCGAGCGGTCAACACTCACGCCGGGGCAGGTTTCGGCAGCCCAGGTTTTCAGGTCTTCCGTGATCTCAAAATCAGCCGGACACTTTTTGGCGGCGCGCTTAACCTCCGTAGGAGGTTTAATATCTTCTCTTCTCTTCTCTTCTCTGGACCGCTTTTTGTCCGCAGATGGTGCGGACATTTCGGAGGCTTCTCTGGCCATCCTTTTGCGCTGAGTTTCAGTGGCTCGTCGCTTGGCAGACTGCCCGTTATGCTCGTCAAACCTAGGCGTGGTAAGGCTTTCGCCATCTTCCTCAAGCCAGCCGACCTGCACCATGGCGGCACAAAACCCTGGCCATCCGATGTAGTCATCCAGCGCCTCAGACGTGTATCCGTCAAGCGTTCCGTCTGTCGAGTGCGCATCAAACAAAGACCACACCGCATGCAGTCCGCCAATCACGCGCAACTTGTCCGCTTTCAATGCGGACACAATGCGGACAACTTTCGGATGTGTCAGCAGATCGGCCCGCATCTTGATCCAGTCACCGGCCATGGGCTACACCGCCATCCAAACAAAGCAGCCATCCCGGCGCCGGTCAGTTTTCTTCAGCCCGCACTCGCTGATGCGGCGCTGGACTTCGATGTAGTCAATGCCTGTCCACTCGGCCACTTCCCGGGCCGTCAGGCCGTTATGACTGTCCATCACTGCGCACAGGATCAACTTGCGCTCGTAGTCAGCCTTGCGGCTCACAGCGGCCTTTGCAGCCTCCCTGGATGTATCGCCGTCAGTGCAGCGGCTGCGGGTTTCGACAAAAGTCATGCAGAGCTGGTTCATGATTTGCCTTTCATAAAGGTGATCCAGTGCGTCCCCATCTGCTTGCCGGACTTGTGCCCAAACAGCGGATTTTGGTCGGTCAGCGCCAGGATTTCAGAGACGCGGATTTGGTCCTCGTTCCACTTGAAAATCAGGATTCCTTCAGGCTCCAGCACGCGAAAGCACTCGGCGAAGCCTTTGCGAATGTCTGCTTTCCAATCGGCGCTGAGAATCCCGTACTTCAAACCAAGCCAGCTTTTGAGGCCTGCGTTTTTCAGGTGCGGCGGGTCAAAGACGACCAGCTTGAAACTGCCGTCGGAGAATGGGAGTTCGCGGAAGTCGATCAGCACGTCCGGCGTGATGTTCAGGGCGCGTCCATCGCAAAGGGTGTGTTCTTCGCTGCGAATGTCGCCAAACAATGCGCGCTGATCTGCTTTGTCAAACCAGAACATGCGGCTACCGCAGCAGGCGTCGAGAACTGGGCTCATGCTGCTGACCTCCGTATCTGCCCCGCCATGGGCGCGCTGTTGATAAGCTGAAAGTCGTTAGCGCCATCGCGGGAAGTGCCGATGTTCGGGCCGGTGTAGTAGCCTTCGGTTGTTGCATTGCCGTAAGTGCGGGAGGGAGTGAGGTTCGGCTTCCTTGCTGCTCTCTCGGCGAGGTATTCGCGGGCGTTACGTTCGCGGTCTGTCGGGCTGCTTGTGCGGGTCATGGGGTGGCCCTCGGGGCGGCTGGCAGTGGCATCCAGTGGGTGGGTTGCGGCGGGTTCTTCCAGCCAGGATCACCAAACAACCGCCACTCGTCATCGGACGGCGACCAAAATCCCTCGCGAGACGTTGGCGAATAACCCTCTTCGTCCGGCGCATAACCCATGATGATGATTTCAGCCGCTTGCCCCAGTTCTGTTTTAGGCGCTGTCTCAATCGGCAGCCACTCCGCTGCGGCTGGCTGGGATAGGGCTGAGGCGTGGGTGACGGCAAGTTCTGCGGCGGGCTTGGCTTCGGCGCCGTTGATGTACAGCCGGACTTTCCCGGTCTTTGTGACGTACACCTGTACGCGGTTCTTGCCAGCATTTACACCAATGGCAACCCAACCCTTTTTTTCGTCAGAGCAAAGACGCTCAACGGACGCGGCGCCGTACTTGAAGCCGAACTGCGTTTGTTCTGAAACCATAATTTCTCCTTGGTTTAGGCCAATCCGGCCTGTTTCATCAGCCGCTGGATCTGCTCAAGGGCGTCCAGCTTTGCCTGCGTCGCGTTTGCATCAACGTCTTTTTTGTGCAGAAATTTCTCAATCAGGTAATAGATCGCCGTGTAGTCCTTCGACTTTTCGAGGTAGATTTCGAAGTCATCAACGCCAAACTTGCGCTGCGATTCGTCGCTAAGCTGGTTGCTCAGATTTCCAGGGCTTTCGTTCAAGTCAATCGCCACGGTGGACAGGCCGCGCCTGTAAATGCCAGTGGTGATGCAGTCCCGCAGGTTGCGGTGGCGCTCCAGAAGCCCCGGCGTGAAGTCGAGGGTGAGCTGATTTTTTTCGGCAGAGATATTCACTGATAAAACCTTTTGTCAGTCGTTGTCACTGGTGTGCAAAAAAATCGAGGCCATGCGAAACACAAAACACACAGCCAGTAACGACCCACTGATGGGCTGGCAACACGCGGCTGAATGTCTTCCTGAGTGGCTTCATGGCGGGGGATTAGGCGGTGGCCTGAGTGGCGTTAAATTCGTCGAGTGCGCGGGCCGTGAACATGTATTTACCGACGACGTTTTTGGTCAGGTAGCCCTTAACCACGATTCGGTTGATGTGTTCCTGTGCGTTGTTGGGGCTAGCCCAGTCGAAGTGCGCGCAGATGCGATCCATGGGCGGGAGTTGCTGGTTCTGCAGGAAAAAGTCGTGCATAAATCGAAGCACTTGAAGCTGGCGGACAGTCAGGCGGACTTCGCCGGGGCGGTAGGCGGAGACATACGCGGTCATGGCTCACGCCTCCTGCTGCTGCGCGGCCTTGATGGCCTTCGCGTACTTCCTCTCCAGCACCATCAGCCACGGCTTGGGGACGCTTTTACGGAGCCTCCAATTGCTGATGACGTTCTGCTTGACGCCCAAGGCTTTCGCCAGGTTGCCAACGCTTTTTGCCTCGTGAATTGCAATGTTTAGTACTTCCATACCCATATTTAATCACGATCGTGTTAGTGGTGTCAACACATTTGTGAGTGACGAATCGAAAACAATCGTGTTTATGGATTCCATCGCATCCCGACTCAAAGCCGCCCGCCTGGAAAAGGGGTGGACGCAGGAGCAGCTAGCCCAAGCGGCGACGGTTTCTCAGGGGACTGTGGGCAATATCGAGGCCGGCGTTCGCCGAAGCCACGGCAGCCTTCCCAGACTGGCGGAAGCTCTGGGAGTGCCTCATAACTGGCTGCGCGACGGCGGCGACGCTCCGGCAGTAGTTGGCAAAGATCAAACCAACCCGATAGACGGCGCGCAGGCGATGCGAACTGCAATCAATACGCTAGCCACCTTTTTGCTTGACATGGATGCTGAATCGCGCAAGGAAGCCGCGCATTTAATGCAGGAATTGGCCGAAAACCCCGCTGGGCGCTGGGCGGGGCGCCTTGGCGACCTGATAGAAAAAGAGTCAATCACACGAATTGGTGAGTCCAATGGTATTTCTGACAGGCAGGGAAAGTACCCCCTAAGTACGACATTGACAAAGCCCAAAATCGCCCCTCGTACAAGCACGCACCAAAGCGATGCGGTTAAAAAGTCAGCTGATCCAACAGGCCCTAAAAATGCTGAAGGTGGTTCGGATAGAGAAAAAGACGAAGCAGGAGGTGGCGGCACTCCTGCGGGATTTGGCTGACCTGGCGGAATCAGACGACACCGACTTTCGGTCCCTTTTTTATGGCATACAGGATGGCCCCACGGGCTTTCGCACTGGTGTCTGCGGCCACTACAGGCGCCACCCAATAGACGCCCTCCCCGCCCTTGAGGCTTTGCGCCGCAAGCTGCGCTGGGAACTGTCCTTCAACGAACTGGCCTAGCGCCACATCAGCCGCCCGCGAGGCGGTTTTTCTTTGCTTCCCGATTAGGTATTTACCCGAAACACGAAAATAAATATCACGTTCGTGTTGACACGTTCTTCACATTCGTGTTTAATTCATTCATCGCCTTCCAAAAACCCCAGCGCAACGGCGAGTCAGGGTTCTGGTGGGGGTGATGTGGATTTAACAACTGGAGAAAACGAAATGAAGCACGGACTAGTAAAGGACTGGACAACTAAAGCGGGTCTGCGCGCCGCCATTTACATGACCAGTCTTGGTCATCACTGTGGGTATGTAGCTGTGGAAAAGGGGCATCCGTTGCACGGTGTCAGCTACAGCGCCCCTTGTGACGCACTCGCTCCAGTTTCCGACGACGAGCCAATGGGCAAACGCGGCGTATTCACGGCTTTGTCGGTGAGCATGAGCGACGACAACCGGCGCGCTCCAGAGGCTGTATTCAACGTTCACGGTGGTCTGACCTACTCCGACACCAGCAAAACCTACCCGGCGCCATCTGATGGCTCGCTGTGGTGGTTCGGCTATGACTGCGGGCACTCTGGTGACGGGCCTAGTCCAGAACACGACCAAGAGCCCGCGTGGTCGTACTCCGGCGATTTCCGTGATGAGGATTACTGCATCGCTGAGTGTGAATCGCTCGCGGCGCAGATCGTGGCCGCAACTCAAAAAGCCTCCGCCTAACCCCCCTCAAGCACCAGACCCACAGGGGGTCCGGTCACTTTGTATTTGCTAACTTGGAGATTGAGATGAAGAACGTGCACATGCTTTTGGGTCTGCTGGCTGGAATGTCCTCATCGATGCCGCATATGGCCGGCTACGGCCACCGCATCAACAAGCTGCTGAGCGAACCTCGTGCGCCGAAGAACTACCCGCGCATGGCAGTTAGTTCGCCCGAGGTGATCGCCGCCCACAACGCCGCAGTCACCACGCGCCAAGTTCGCCGCCGCCAGTCTCGCCCTTGGAAGATCGCCGGCAAGTGGGACGCCTAAAGCCATGAACCCCTCCCAACCAGTAAGCACGGCCTGCAACGCAATGCACGACGTAGCGTTACCCGATCACGACGAACTGATCCAACTTGCCTTTGTATATCGCGCAGTTGTTGGACGTACAGGCTCTCTGTCTCAAAGCTGCCAAAAGTCGGTGATGGACCAGCTCAATGAAATGGCTGCAGAGATTGACCAGGATTTTGTCAACCAGCAGGCGGAGCAGGCGTGGCACGAACAGGAAGGCCGGAGGTTGGCAGCATGAGCGGCCCGCGCAATCGGTTTGGCGTCAATGATTCCGCAGACTGCCATCGAACTATCGGCGGCGTTGTTTACGGGTCTTGGGGGTCTTGTGTGCCACCGACATTGATCAAGGCCTACAGAGCGGCCGGCGTGCGATGCAGACGATTCGGCGAAGAGCTGTTTATCCACCCTGACGACAAAAAGGCAGCTCTCGCCGTGCTTGCTGGTTTTGATTTGGGCGCATACACCGTGCCGCCCGCCCCGCCAGAAGACCAAGCCCTTGCTGCATCAATTGCGGCGATACGCAAACACCCTATGGAGACTCAAGCATGACTGATTCTGTTCATTTGGCTAACGCTGATTCCAGCCGCGTGCAAGGGCATACGCCGGGGCCGTGGAGCTACAACGAGGCAGGCCTACCCAGCCTCAGCCTTTACGGCTCCGATAACAAAGGGCTGTGGCACATGTCGCGGACAGACGCTGAAAACAAAGCGAATTGTCTGCTGATCGCCGCCGCGCCTGAGTTACTGGAGGCGTTGCAAGACATGCTCCGCCTTGCTGATGCCGAAGGATGGGAGGGCTTCCCAAAGGCCCGCGCCGCCATCGCAAAAGCCACAGGTGCCGCATGAAAAGCATCCCAACCCAGCCTAACCCAGTGCTTAGCAAGCTGCGCGCTTTGTTCGCCAGGTTTTATTGGAGGACGTGATGAACGACCGTGAACTTTTGGAATTGGCGGCCAAGGCCATCGGTCGGTGCCTGCACAAAAACACCCGTGAAGAACACGGCAACTGGGGCAGTGACACCTATTGCACCGACTGTGGCAAAGGGACCTACGGGCAACACTGGGACCCGCTTAAGGATGACGCCGACGCAATGCGGCTAGCCGTGAAGCTGCGTCTTGTTGTCCATGTTTGGGATGACGGCAGCACGGTAAGTGCCGCCAAAACCTTGCCTGATGGGGAAGACCCAAGCGCAACCAGCGATGCGTGGTTCGCGGAAAGTCTGGATGAATGGGGGTGCGAATACGCCGCTACCCGCCGCGCCATCGTCCGCGCCGCTGCTGAAATTGGAAAGGCCATGCCATGAACGAAACCACACGCATGTTTCCGCGCTCAGCCGTGGACGCATTCAAAGGTCCGGATTACCGCAATTCGATTGAAGGGCCAGTCCGGCGCAAAACCGCGCCATATACCGCAGTCGGCTGGACGCTTGCCATTGCTGCTGCTTTTCTCCTTGGAGGGCTTTTGACATGAGCAAGATTATCCAGACGCCACAGCAACGCGCAAACACGCTTGAGGCGCTCAATGTAATGTGGCCTAGCGTGCCTCCGGAGAATGTATATGGGCATCTGGGATTTTGGCGCGATGGTGGGTCTTTTGAAAAGGAAATGAACTGCAACACCACCGCTTGCTTTGGTGGCTGGTGTGTGGGCTGGCCGACATTTAAGGCGCAAGGTGTTTCTGTTGATGGACAAGGCATGCCGCACCTCGGGAACAGGTTTGGCACTGATGTGGCGCTGCCTCTATTCGGACTCAACGATGTTTTCATGATTCGAGGCTTTACATCAATCGATGACGGCTTCAAGGGCACCGACCACGAGCTAGTTACCCACCGCCTGCAATGGCTGCTGGACAACAGCGAGGTCAAGCCATGAGCGCCACCCTCCCCGCTCGCTGCGGCAACTGCCCGAACCCTGCAGATTGCAGCCCGACGTTTTGCGACTTCAACGATTCGGACGGCGTGTACGACCGCGCCTACACCAAAGCCGCTGAAAAGCACTTTGCGCAGGATTACGGCAACCCCGGCTTCTCGCACACGATGCTGGAGAAACCACTCCACCTCCGCGCCTGGGACTGGGTTGGAAACATCCCGCACAAGCTGTCCAAGTTTGCCAAGGAGCTGGGATTTAACAACATCCCGGAAATGCTGGTTGTTGCCGTTCTGCTGGTCGGAGGTTGCGCCATGGTGGCTCCGCTTTTGGTCGGATGGTTGATGCCGAAATGAACGACGCACCACCACCAGAGGACGACGAAGTAATTCAGGCCGTGGCCGATTGCTTCGACCTGACGAATTACGAAGCGATCCGGCTTTTGATGCGCATCAATTACAGCGATGCGCTTTCGAGGGACCAAGGGATTGACCCTGTTTAACAAGGAGAAAGATGATGAGTGAAATTGTCGAAATTGAACAACGCGCCGTGGCTGTTGCCGAACAAGCTGGCCCCATGAAATCAGCGCTTGCTGCCCTGCAGGCCGGCGCTACCGTCGAGCAGTTGCAGGGGTTGCTGGCACTGCAAAAGGACTGGGAGGCCAACGAGGCGCGCAAGGCCTATGTCGCCGCCATGGCTGAGTTCAAGAAGAACCCGCCCGAGATTTTCAAGCGTAAGCAGGTCAACTTCACGACCCGCGATGGCGATACAACGTCTTACCAGCACGCCACCATCGGCGACGTGACCAGCCTTACCGTTGCCGGGCTGGCTGCGCACGGCTTCAGCCATCGCTGGGACACCAAGCAGGCTGATGGGCGCATTGAGGTTACCTGCATCCTGACGCACAACCTGGGCCATAGCGAATCGACCACGCTGGAAGCCTCGCCTGATTCGTCAGGTAAGAAAAACGCCATCCAGCAGGTTGCCTCCACAGTCACCTATCTGCAGCGCTACACCCTGCTTGCGGCCTGCGGACTGGCAACCAAGGACATGGAAGACGACGACGGCGCTGGCGCCGCTGCTGCGCCGGAAATCCCGGCCGAGCTGCTGGCCGAGGCCCGCACTGAAGCCATGAAGGGCTGGAAGGCGCTGGCGGCATGGATCAAGGGCCGGTCTGACGCGGATATCAAGCTGCTGGAGCCTGAGTCCGACAACCTCAAGGCCGCAGCGAAAGCCGCCGACAAGGCCCCGAAATGATCGAGCACACCCACCCCCAAGGCAGTCCCGAATGGCTGGAGGCGCGCCGTGGCTGCATCACCGGGAGTCGCTTCAAGGACTGCCGGGACAAGCTGAAAAGCGGCCAGCCGTCAAAGGCCTGCCTCGCCTACGCCTACGACATTGCCCGCGAACGCTGCGGCGGGCAAGCGCCATCCAAGTTCGTCAACGCTGCCATGCGCATGGGTACAGAGCAGGAGTCCCCTGCGCGCCATTTGTACGAGCGCCAGACCCGGAATTTGGTCGATGAGGTTGGATTTTTCACCGACGACGACGGGTTGTTTGGTCTGAGCCCTGATGGCCTGATTGACGACGATGGCGTGCTTGAAATCAAGACGATGGTTTCCAGCGACACGCTGTTTACGGCAGTGGCTGACGGCGACGTGTCGGCCTACATGGACCAATGCCTTGGCTATCTCTGGTTGCTGGGCCGTCAATGGGTTGACCTTGTGCTGTGGGTGCCTGACCTGGAATTCATGAAGGTGCAGCGTATCACCCGCGACGACGAAGCCATTGAAGAACTGGAGGCCGACCTTGTGGCTTTTGCCAAGGTTGTCCAGCAAAACGAGGCGAAGCTCCGCGCCGCCCTTTCCAACAACATCGATTTACTCAAGAAAGCAGCCTGACCATGGCAACACTTATTGGACTTTTTACCCTGGGCCGCGACGCCGAACTGCGCACCACCAGCGGCGGCGATCAAGTTGCAAGCCTTGCGCTTGCCTACAACTACGGGCGCAAGGGCGCAGACAACAAAACCCCGTCGCAGTGGGTTGACGCCGCCTTGTGGGGAGACCGCGCCGGGAAGCTGATTGAGTACCTGACCAAAGGCACCCAGTTTTACATGCAGATCGATGACTTGCATGTTGAGACATACCCGAAAAATGACGGCACGCAAGGCGTTAAGTTGGTCGGCCGTGTCGGCTCGGTCGAGTTCACCAGAGGGCAGCGACCAGCGGCGCCCGCCCCACGCGCACCGGCAGCGGCTCCACGCCCAGCCCCTGCGAAAGCGGCAAGCGGCTTTGACGACATGGACGACGACATTCCTTTTTGATTACGGGGCAAAACCATCCCGATGGACGCCAGAGCCGAACCGCACCCGCCCAGTAGCGCCGATGGCCGACTGACGGATTGCCCCACCTTTTTTGGAGATTGAGATGAGCGAAAACAACCAACGAATTGTCCGTGTGATTGCTGAACAGCTTGGCATTGATGAAAACATTGTGACCCCCGAAAAGTCAATCACCGCTGACTTCGGTGCAGACAGCCTTGACGACATTGAACTTGTTATGGCGATTGAGGATGAATTCTTGATTGAGATTTCTGATCATGAGGCCGAGCGGTGTGTAACTGTCCAGCACATCTTTGATCTTGTCGCGAGCAAGGTCCACTAGCCGCCATTAATGCACGCGGCAACTAGCGCACCTAGCCAAATGAAAAAAAGGATTTTGTATGCCAATCCACCACAGAGAGCGAGTGCAGTGCTTCAACAAAAAACACAGCCCTCCACCCGATACAGACGACAAGGTATTGCAGCTACTTGAAGCGATCAGAAGCGGTCAAGTATCGCCCTCGCAGATCGTCGCGCATGTAGAGGCTGGCGATATTCAGGCAAGCGATTTAAACACTGGAGATAGAGATGAGTCATTTTGACGAACAACCAGACAGTGATCCGCACGGCGAATGCCTCCGCGAGATCAGCCTCCTAAAAGACTTGGCCGAGCGCCTGAAGCAAGAAGCGCAAATCCATGCTCAAGAAGCTCGCACGGCAAACAACACCATTGCCGAGATTTACCGGCTTTGCACAGGCGCAACCGGCGAACCTGGCAACTGGAACGGCGCCGAACCTGTTCGCCAGACCCTTGCAAGCAATGCCGCCGAGTACGAGGCTAAAGACGCCCTCATTCAATCGCAAGCGGACGAGATGGGAAGGCTGCGGGAGGCAGCAGAAGAATTTGACACGCAGTTGTCAAACTGGGCAAAGGCCTATCCGTTGAGTGTGTTCCCCGAGCCTGATCTGACGATGGCCCACAAGCTGTTGATGACGGCTGGGATGACGCTGGACTCCGTGTCCGCTTCCAATATGCGGCACGTCACCAGCAAGCTCAGCGAGTTGTTTGAGCCTGTGCGCACCCTCACCCCCCAACCTCCGCAGGAGTAGATGACATGACAAAACCCAGCCAGGCGGTAGAGGCCGCAGCCCGAGCAATTTTGGAGTTTTATGAAAGCACCACGGAGGCCAAGCGACCAGACGTGTTTGCGAAGCGGATGAATGCGCTACGAGTGGCGCTTTCCCGCCCGCTGGAGGTGGCGGCAGAGGTCGAATTTTCGAACGAGCAACTGGCAGACATGGTGCCGGATGGCTTTGTTGTCACGGAGCAGGGCGGAGAGCGCCGCACAGCGATGACCCTGCCACAGCTTCGGCAATTTGTCGCAAATGTTCTCGCCGCCAGCCGGGTGCCGGGTGCTTTGGTGGCGAGTCGGGCGCAGGACTCTGCGCTGTTGGCCGCCGCACAGCGCGTCGATTGCGCGTGTTCGCCCCGTGAGCGCGATAGCGGACACCGCATAGGGTGCTGGATGCCTGCACTGCAAGAGGCCATCATCGCCACCCCATCCGGTGGTGCTGGTTGCTCAGTGGGGGCGGTCAAAGCGACTCTTTTTCACGATGCGGGCGCGGTGGCCCAGTGCGGCTATTGCAAGCGGTACACCATGGATGCAAGGGCGCTGAGCGATCGTCAGCCGATGTGCGAATGCGGTGAGTGGCACGGATGGAGCGGAAGTTTCAAACCGCCTACAGCCGATTCCAAGTGGTACGGACCACGCCCAGCGCAGATGACCGCCACCCCGGCTGCATCTGTTCCTTTGGGAGGGGGCGAGGCTTACGACTGGGAGGCAGAAGCCTTGCTCCAGCGGGAGCGCATCATGCGGATTGCCAAAGCCCTGCGACCAGAAATGGGCTCGTACTTTTTTGAAGACGTGATCCAGGCCGTTGAGAAAATCCTGACTGAACATCGCGCCGCCCAACCAACCACGGCGCAGGATGCCAAGGATGCGAGACCGGATTCCGTTCATTTGGGCAGTGGTGCTAGCGGCAACGTGCGCGCGCCGGGGCCAACTGATGCGAAAGGCGGTGCGTGATGGAAACGACCATGAACTACGTCCCGCTGTACCAATCTGAAAGCTACGGCGCTCACGGTTTCGGCCTTCAAATTCTCGTGGCCGTTCACGGCAGGCCGATGCCCGACCTGAGGTCCCACGGCATCTGGCATGCAGCCTACAAAGCTGCCGATGCCATCACGGAAGAAGTGCAGGCCGAGATTTGTGCCCAAGACCCCGCTCACGTCGAGGCAGCGCTATGCGACAAGGAAGCCCTACTTGCTTGTTTCCCCGAGCGCATCTATGTCGAAGAAATCCCCAATGAATATTCGAGCAGGTACTACAACCGGCTCAAGCCGTGGCTTATTGTCACCACAAAAATCGGGCGATTCAAAATTGGCTGGCGCAAGCGGGTGATTCACCTTGAATGGACCGACACCGTAGTGGCGGCTACCGCTGAGGAATTGTTTCCAGAGGCCACAACGACGAAGTTTGACCGTGTGATCCATGCGAGCAACTACGAAGAAGCCAAACGGTACATCGACGCCGCCATCCTCGCCAGCGAGAAAGCCCCTGGTACGGCTGGCAAGGGGGAGGCGGGATGAGCCTTACATACACAAAGAATCCAGCCGACAAGGCCGAACTAACCGCGCTATTCGGCGGAAAAGAACCAACGTGGCCGCCGCCCAATCTTCTCCCCAGCACAGAGCAAGATTACTGGTTTTATCGGTCGATCTGGTTTAGCTTCAAGGCCGAGTGCTGGCTCGGGCGTGTGCAGATGGGCAGCGGAAGTCACGGCACCGCCATGCTGTTTTATGTGGGTAGTGGCGATCACATAGACGGCGGCTTCGCTGTCATCAATGTCTATTCGCCGTCAACGGCAAAGCGCACGGAGTATTTCACCTGGTCCGCCTGCGTGCATGAATGGGCAAGCAAAACCATTGGCAATTGCAACACCCGATATACCTGCACCAAATGCGGGAAATTCCATGACGTTGACAGCAGCGATTGAAAGGACTGACATGACCACAACCCCCAACAGCGTAGATGCGGCACGGTTGCCGGATTTGCCCGATAACGACATTGACGCCGAGGAAATAGGCAAGATTATTGCCGACTGCACGGTGACGTTTGAGGACGGATTTTCACGCCTTGACCACGATATGTTCGCCAGTGTCATCCGAGTGGCGATGGAGGAATACGCCCTAGCAGCAATAGCAGCCCAGCAGGAGAAGATTCAGGGCCATTTGGCCGAGGGTGCTACTTGCCCCGTGCCTGATGGCTGGCAACTGGTGCCAAAAGTATTGACGTATCCGATGGCTGCGGCTGCCTATTTGGCATGGGATGGTTTTGGAGAGAGTGCGGTGCTTGGGCCGGTCGAATTGTTGGCTGTTTACAAAGACATGCTCGCCGCTGCCCCTGCCACTGCGGAGGCCGGCCATGGGTGAAGACCTGAAAACCCTGAAGTTGCGCATCAAAGACAAGCACGCGGCAATCCTGGGCCAGATGGCCAGAGAAGTGAATACGGTCTGGAATTACGTCAACGAGTTGAGTCATCGCGCCATCCGTGAACGCCGGCAATTCATGAGCGGCTACGACCTGCAAAAGTACACGGCCGGCTACTGCAAGTGTGATGACGTGCTGGTCGGGGCTGGAACGGTTGACGCTGTGTGCAGTGAGTACGCCACGCGGCGGCGTCAATTCAAGCGCAGTCGGCTAAATTGGCGGGTTTCCAATCAGAAATCGCCCAAACGCTCGCTGGGCTGGGTGCCGTTCGCTGGCCAGCAGATTCGCTACAAGGCGGGCCAGATTGTTATCGCTGGTCACAAAATCAGCCTCTGGGACAGCTATGGATTGGCTGACTACGAGATGCGCGCCGGATCATTTTCCCAAGACGCAAGGGGCCGCTGGTATCTCAATGTGGCCGTGCGCGTTGACGTTAAGCCATCTCTGGGGCGAGCGGCGGTCGGCTTGGATCTTGGCCTGAAAACGACGGCGACAGCCTCCACTGGCCAGAAAATCGATGGGCGGCTATTCCGGGCTGCCGAGAAAAGACTGGCGACGGCTCAGCGCGCCGGGAAGAAACGCCAGGTCAGGACCATGCACGCCAAGGTCAAAAACCAGCGCAAAGACCTGCTGCACAAGTTCAGCACCCAGTTGGTCAAGGAAAACGCCGCGATCTTCGTGGGTGACGTTTCCGGCGCCAAGCTGATCAAAACCACGATGGCCAAGTCCGTGCATGACGCCGGCTGGTCAGCCCTCAAGACGATGTTGGAATACAAGAGCCATCAGGCCGGCATCGTTTTCTCTGTAGTCAATGAGGCCTACACAACCCAAACCTGCAACGTATGCGGCGTGATCGCCGGGCCGAAAGGTCTTGCGGGTTTGAATAAGCGAATGTGGGAGTGCGAGTGCGGAGCGGTTCATGACCGTGACGTAAACGCAGCTCTGAACATTCGCGCTCGCGGACTGGCGAGCCTGGAAGCAGGAGCCGCAGCATGAGCGCCGGGTGTAAAACCTCGGCGTCAAGCGAGCGGAGCAGTCAAGGGCAAGACCAAGGAGGGACTAGGCTGTGAACGTCAAGGAAGCCGCAAGTTTTCTCGGCGTGTCAAAGGGGACGGTGTACGGCCTGGCTGCGCCGAACGGGCCAATTCCGTGTACCCGCATCGGAAGGCGTATCATTTTTGACCATTCGGACGTTCTGGAGTTCAAAGAAACATGTCGATCCACAGAGATAAAGCAAGCGGTTCGTTCGTCTTTGACTTTGACAAGCGCATCAATTCGCAAAGAATCCGCGTTACAAAGCGCCTTCCTCGCGCTTGGAATCAGGGGCAGGCAGACGCCTACGACCGGAAAATGTCAGCCGAACTCTACGCGCAAGCCGCTGGCGTTGGTGACAAGTCCACAGAGCTGATTGAAAACGCTGTTGCGCTATACCTCATGCACCGCGTCCCCAAGCTGAAACACGGGCGAGACTACGCGCTTGAATTGAAGGACATGGAGCCGTTTTATTCCGGTCGCCCGCTGTCGGCCTTGGCTGATGTTTCAAAGGCCATCCAAGTGCGCAGCATCAAGCGCGATGGCACGATGGCCGCGCCTGCCACGATCAAGAATCGGATCAGCTATCTACGCGCCGCCGTGAACTACGCATGGAAGCACCACAATTTCGGCGGGGAATCAAAGCCAACAGAGCGCATGAGCGTGCCGGAAGTGAGCAACACCAGCCACGTTTATGCCACCCGCGAGCAGATGATTAAGCTGGCACTGCACATCCAGCACCGGGGCGTGCGCGCCATGTTGCGCCGCCTGTTCTACAGCGGGAAGCGATTTACAGAGGCGTCACAGGCAATCGTCAACGCAGACGGTACGGCGTACTACATCCCCGACACAAAGAACGCCCTACCCGACTGGCAGCCCATCCACCCCAAGGCGCGGACGGCTTTCCAGGTAGCGCCGCCGACTTATTTTGTCGCCGGGTATCACTTCGCCAAGGCCCGCAAAGCACTAAACATGAACACGCTGACGATTCACAAACTGCGCCACGGCACGGCCACGGCGATTTTGCAGGGCGGGGGAGATTTGAAGGACGTTCAGGCGGTGCTGAATCACAAAAGCGCACAGAGCGCTATGCGGTATGCGCACTTCGCGGAACAGGTGAAAGTGAAGGCTCTGGGCTTCATCGGAAAAAAACGGGCATAAAATAACCACGTAGTTTTCGACTGCTATAAAATATATAGCTGCACAGGCTTATGAGATATGGAGGCGCGGCCCGGAGTCGAACCGGGCTAGCCGGATTTGCAATCTTACATGCATTGTATGCGATGCCTGCAAACCCGCATGGATAGGGCGTTACTGGTCGCGCATACAGCGCAGGAAGTGGGTGGTTTTCATGGATTTGGGCAGAAATTCCCCAGCGGCTTATTCTGGGGTTTGCGGCAGTTTGGCGCGCTTGACCAGCAGCCGCACTATTCAATCGAGGGGCACCCGGAGCTGAGGGTTACTGTGCACACCGATAAAGACGGGATTAAATAATCACTGCGCCGCATCCCCGCAGCACCAGCGCCGAGGCAACCCCCACCAGCAGCACTATCGCAGCAACGATCCAGCCCTTGTCCATGCGTCCCCTGCGGCGCTCATTTGCCGAAGCCGAACCACACCCACCAGACGACGGCCACGCCAAAAGCAGTCGCCAGGCTGGCCATTGTCCAGAACCAGAATTCGCCCTTTTTCTTCATGAGTCCCCTTTTGGTGCGGAGTTTAGGCCGACCATCGGGCGATGAAAAGCAGGCGTAATACTTACAACCGATGTGAATATTTCACACGCGCACGCGAATACACCCTTCAGAACTCACGCGCAATCGGTGGATTAATCACATATCCGTTTTGCTGGCGGTGCTATCTTTCGGCCATAACAAGGAGAAAAGTTATGGAGCTGGGACTGATCGCACTTGGTGCGCTGATGGGTTTGGCGTTTATTGCCGGTGGCGCTCTGGCCTATTGGTGGTGGGTGGGGCGCAAAAAGAACTAGTCGGACAGCGCAACACCGAGACAAACGCCGCCGATAAACCCGATGATCAGGCACAGAGCATAGCCGGTGATCATTTGAGCGGGGGCGCCTGAGCCAGCAGTCGGGTTTTATCTTCACTCTGCCGCGTGGTGCCCAGCCAGAAGGCAATCGCGCTGCCGGTAAAGCCGCTGAGCTGCCCGAGCATGAAAATGATCTGGTCGCGGTTCGGGTCCGGAATCGGGATGAAAAACAGCGCAAGCCCCATGCCGATAAAGGACGACAAAATGCCGGACGTGATGATTGCTGGCATGATGGACTTGTTCTCCATCTGCATCTTCCGGGCGCTGTCCCTGTCCCCTGCCGCGATTGCTTCCAAGTCCTTGACGTTCTGGAAACCCAGCGCCTGCATCTGCAGGGCAAAGTTCTGGTCGGCCTCCTTGAGCGCCAGTAGGGTTTCGGGGCTCGCGCCCATGATCGCGCCTTTCACGGCGTCAACGGTCTTGTCCGACAGGCCCAAGGCGTTCGCGGCGGCTTCGACGGCCATACCACCAAAAGGCCCGCCGATGGCTGTACCGATCCATGGCGCGACGGTGGCAACGATGTTTTTCCAGTCCATGATGATCCTTAGTTGATGGCCTTTGCTACCGCAATAGCCTGGTCGCCGTTCATGCCGATGAAAAGGGCGCGCTCAGCAGCTCGACGGCGGCGTAGCCCGAGCATCACTTTCCCGTCGTTTTTGTTCCACTTTGGGAATTCCTCAGCGGCCCCGGCAAAGTCGCCCGCGTTGACCTTGCGCAATAGCGTGCTATCCCCCAGACCTTCGGCCAGCGTGTCGGTGTCGATATCAAGCCCCACGTTGTAGGCAAAGCTGACTAGCGCATCAAACTGGCCTTGTGTCAGCGGCACCTTTACCAACGACATAACACCGGGCTCAAATTCTCGCTCCAGCCTGCGCGCAAACCTTGCGTCGGCTTCATCCTGGGTGATCACCAACCCGGGCTTTACGTCCGGACCAGTGTCGCCCCAGCCGATAGTCCAAGGGTGCCCATCGGCGCTGCCGGGGTCTGGATAGGCTTCTAGTCGGCATTGCTCGAAGTAATGCAATACCTGCGCGCCATTGCTGGAAGTTTTCATGGTCGATCTGCTTTCTTTGCCAGCATGATTTGAATGTCAGCGAGTGACGACGTAACCGGCCGCATGATTTCCTGCAGCCTGTCGTGCCTCACGTAGTTTTCGGCGACTGACAACTTATGCGCCGCAAGCTCTGTGCGGCTTTCTTTCAGTCCAGTCCAGATCTGGCTTGCAAACCACCCCAAGGCGGTGCAGACCATGCTCAGAATGCCGATTGCGATAGGTGTAAGTGTTGCCATGTCGATCATTTGCCGGTCCTTATCGGTGAATGTGGTTTCCACTAGGGGCTATACGGTCAAGAACGTCAGCAACCATGTTTGCCAGACGCCCCCGCCATCCGTCGAGCGTGGACAGCGGTTTCAGGTGCTTGCTGAATGTGAAGGCGCGGCCGGGCCAGCGCTGAAAGACAAAGGCAAGTGTTGTGTAGTTCGCCAGAACATCGGGCAAAAATCCGATGGCGCCGAAGACGTGGCAGAGCTTCCACCAGCCGCCGCGCTCGTGTTTGATCCATGCCCAGTAGAGGATAAACAGCACGGGGAGGTGCAGCACCAGATAGAGGCCGGCGTAGTGCAGCCAGGTCATAGCGGGT